AATAAATGTAAGCAAAAAAAACTTAATAAAAAGTTGGTAGATCAACAGTAAGTTCTTATCTTAGTATAACAAAGGGGAGTAAGAGTCCTATAAAAAATTTCCGAAGTCCTTTTCAGTTGAGCTCTTACCTCTTCTGTTTAGGGCTTCTTTTTTTAAATAAATTTAAAATTATGAGTAACAAGAAACAATGGTTATCAGTAAAAGCTGAATGGTTTAGCTCTTTTGAGGAACTATCTTCTTCAGAAATTATAACGGTGCTGAGGTTAGTGGATGTATATAACCAAACTGGAGTAGTAGATTTATCTGAAGCATCTAAAATTGTTAGGGTTATCTGGAAGGTTATAGTATCCGATATTGACCGAATGAGAGATATTAGTGAAAAAAGAGCTGTAGCAGGAGTAAATTCTCAGAAAGCACAGAAAGAAACAAAGGAAAAAGTACTAACAGCCTTAAAAGTTTCAGCTAAAAAAACCTTTAACAAACAAGCTTTTGTTCAAGCAAAGTCTAACAAAGAATCTGTTGTTCAAGCAAAGTCTAACAAACAGGATTTAGTTCAAGCTAAACCGCTTTTGCTGCCCAAGGTTATAGATAATAGATTAAAGAGTATAGATAATAGATTAGAAGATAATAGTATAAAGAGTATAGATAATAATATAAAGAGTATAGATAATAGATTAAAGAGTATAGATAATAGATTAGAAGATAATAATATAAAGAGTATAGATAATAGTATAAAAGGTATAGATAATACAGTAACTAAAGTTTTACCTACGGTTTCTGAAGATGGAACTAAATGGCGGAATACAGGTAGTTACCTATCTCAAGAAGAGTCAAAATATTTAGATAAAATTAAACAACAAATATTAAACCAATAAACTATGAAATACGTTAAGTTATATAAAAATACTGAGAAGTATATAAAAGATTTGTCACCAAAGGAAGTAAAAGCTTTCATATTAAACCTCCTTAAACAAGAATAGATATGCTTACAGAAGAACAATTCAATACTGAGATTCTAAAGCTTAATAATAAGTTAAATGCTATCTACGAAATACTGAAGTCTAACCAGAGTACTAATACTCAGACTAAAACGATAGTTAAACCAGCTAGTAGTATTCCTCCTCAGACAAACACTACAGGGTTAATTTCAAAAGCAAGTATAGACTTTGAAGGGCTTATACAAGCTATCTCAGATGCTAATAGTAAGAACCTAGTTAAGAGTATTTTTGAAAATAAGTACCCAACAATAACCACAGGGCAACATACCTTACTGTTAAAGCTTGGTTCTACGAGTGGCTTTTCAATTTAATGATATAATACATAGGATATGAAAGATCTAATGAGAGAGACAGGGATACACATAAGAGCAACGATTGTACTAACGTTATTACTAATAGCTTCTACGAGTTGCGAGAAACAAGAAGATGTATGCGGAGTGATTTTGGGAGGATATAATCAGATAAACTACAATACAGGATTGGTAGATTATTATTTTCGATTGAACACTGATTCTAGTGCTAGAGTAGATCCGTTAACTTTTATAAACCACAGGGTGGGGGATTATATTTGTTTGTATTATTAAAAATAACAGTGCTATATATATAAAAGTATTTAAAGAATGAAAAATTGGACTTACAGAAATAAAAAAGTAAATAAACTTTCAGATATGCCTATGGGAACAATTGGGTTTGTTTACATAATTACAAAAGAGGACGGAAGTTATTATGTCGGAAAAAAATCGTTATACTCCACTGTTAAGAAACCACCGTTAAAGGGTAAGCTACGCAAACGTACTGTAACTGCTGAAAGTAATTGGAAAGAATACAAATCTAGCAATAAAGAAGTTCAACAATGGGTAGACACACAGAGAGAAATTCTACACTTATGTAATTCGAAGATAGAGCTTACGTATTTCGAAAATAAAGCCCTTTACTGTTTATCGGTGTTGGAGGATGAAAAGAGCATGAATGGCAACATCTCTGGTAAGATTTATAAAAGCTCTATAATGAAAGAATTTATAAAACCCTCACTTACTTAAAAAATCTATTTATTTCTACAAAGAGTATTTTTATTAACTATTAAAATTCAAACTTAATGAATAAGGTCGAATTAAAGGAGATCGTTAAAAAGTACTTCTCATTGACAGAAATGACAGAAATCACAAAAACTAATTCGGAAGCTAAGGTAGAGAAATTTGCCGAAGGTAAACTTATTGACAATACTGTAATCACCAACATGGTAGATGCAGAATTTGAAGTAGGTCAAGAACTTCACGTAATCACTGAAGCAGGAGAGCACGTTTTGGCTCCCTCAGGTGAACACGAATTACAGGGTGGTGATGTTATTACTGTAGATGGAGAAGGAAAAATAACAGGTCTTAAAAGATTAGATGAAGTAGGAGAAGGGTCCCTAGAAGGAGATCCGGCCTCCGTATCAACAGAAATGTCAGAACACGAAGACGATTTAATCGTTACAGGTGACGAACCTCAAATGATGGATGACATGGATGTAAAAGAAGCAATTATCCAAGCTATCGCCGAAGTTGTAATGCCAGAAATGGAGTTACTAAAAGCTAAAGTGGTAGAAATGGAAGAGCAAATGAAGAAACATTATTCTGCTACACCAGCAGCAGTTTCTACTTTAGAGAGTAAATTTTCAAAGACCGCTAAAAAACAAGGTGGATTTGACACAAGTAAGTTGCCTGCCTACAAGCAAGCGATGTACAATCAACTTTTAAATCAATAAACTTAAAAACTTAACAAAATGGCAGGACTAGATGTTTCCGCACTATCGGATTTCAACAACGAGGTAGCAGGAAAAGTTATCCCAAGAATAGTAATGGAGGGTTACACAACTTCTTTGTTACCAATACAAACAGGAATTAAATTCCAAGAACCTTTAAACATTTTCGACACTACAGTAGTAGTTCAAAACGGAGACTGTGTATCTACCCCAAGTGGATCTTTCACAGCAACCCAGAGAAACATTACCGTAGAACAAAGAACGTCTTACGACGGATTGTGTTTAGACAAACTAAACAGAACTTACTTAGGTATTTCTGCATTAGAAGCTGGATCATATAATGAATCTTTCGCATTAGCGGGTACTTATACTGATCAAATTGTAAATCAAATGAAATCTTTAGACGACTCGTATTTGTGGTCTAATACTTCAGGATCAAATCCAGGATTAGGTTTCCTAACTTCAGCTGCTAACGCAGGTGTGGTTGTACCAGCCGGTGCTACAGGAGCTGTAACAGTAGCAAGTATTTTAGGAATCATCGACGAATTAATCTTTGGATTAGACACAGATGTTGCTGATAGAGATGACTTGACAGTATGGATGTCAGTTCCAAACTTCAGAAAGTATGTTACTGCTTTAAGAACTTTAAATAACTTCTATTTTGATCCATCTGCAGTAGAGAACAGAACTGGTATTTTCCAAATGACATACCCGTTTACCAACGTTAAAGTGGTAGGAACTACAGGAGTGATAGGAGATAGAATATGTCTTATGCCTGATGCGTATGCAGTAATTGGAGTAGACGCTTTAAATGACGAATCTTCATTCTCTCTTTGGTATGATATTAATGCAGACCAACTTAAGCACAGATTGAAGTCTAAATTAGGAGTACAAGTTGCCTTTCCAGAATATATTTGCAGCAATTCACTATAACAAACTAAACGGGGTCTTTAACCAGGCCCCTTTTATTAACAATTTAAAACCATAAAATATGTCGTGTGACTTAAATAGTGGCTTTCAGTTAGCTTGCCGCGATAACTCTGGGGGTATAAAAAATATTTATATTCTTTCTGGGTCTATTACAACTATAACTGAAGCATCTGAAGGTTTAATCTCGGATTTAACTGGTACGGGAGTGTTTTACACCTTTCAGTTAACTAAAAATACTGGGGACTTAACCGAAGTGCCTACTCCATCTTTAGAAGCAGGTACAGTGTATTACGAACAAACCGTAAATGCAGCCTTCCACAAAATGCAAGCTTCTCTACGTAATCAAGTAAAAGTATTGGCTCAAAACCCAAACTTAAAAATTGTAGTAGAAACTAACAACGGTGAAGAAACTCC